TCAACGGAACTATCGTAGCGGCGGTTGCCGTATCGAACACGCTGACGGGAATCAGCAACAGCAGCAACCCGGTCGCATCGTTCCTGCTGAGCTTCACTTCGAGCGGGGCCGCAGGTGGGACACCGACGACAGTCAGCCTGGCGAAGTTCAGCGTAGGCTAACCAAGATGCCCGCTCGCCGAAGCGGAACAACACCAGGTAACCGGACTTAGCGCCGGGGCACTGTGCGGGAAGCGGAGCTTGCGGGCGTAAGATACCCAAACGACGAGTGCAGTAGACAGCAAGCGGGGTGTTCGGTGAGTCGGACACCCCGCATTGGGAGCGGCGATGGCGAAGGAAGAGAAAGAAAAAAAAGAAACCAGCGAAGGTGGCAAGAAAAAGAAAATGCACCTGCATCAGATTCGCAGCGTGCAGGCCGAAGACGGCTCAGTTGTGCATCACCACACGCACAAGGCGAAGAAGGGCGATCCGTTCACTATGCCAGAGCGTGAGAATGTAGCCACCAGCCAGAACCCCGAAGAGGCCGGCCAGCACGTCGAGGATTCATTCGCGCAGAATGGCCAGGGCGAAGAGGAACAGGGCGGCGAGGGACAGGAAGCAGAAGCACAGGGCGCGCAACCGATGGCCGGCGCAGGAGCTGCACAGCCGGGAGCGTAAGCCGTGATTCTCGACACCGACAAGCTGGAAGGTGATGCCGCATATCGCGATGATCTGCGGCATCGCTTTTTGACGGATATGTTTTTCGCAGCGGAACTGCTCGGCTTCAATGACTTCGTTCCGCGCGTCCATCAAGAAGCCTTCGATCTCTACGGCCCAAAGGTTCCAGAGTTGGGAATTTTCGATCAGCCGCGAAAGCATAAGATCATCCACCTTGACCCACGACACACTTTCAAAACAACAGCAAAGCGCATAGATCGCGTGCAACTGCTCTGCGCCTTTTCCGAGGAGATAACTTTCCTTGTTGAATCAGCCACACAGCCGCTCGCTGAGGCCATAGGCAAGGCAACACCCAAGTATTTTTTCAGGCCGAAGGGCGCAGCCACAAAGCCGCTGCAAATGCTCTTCCCTGAAATAGTCACAGACAAAAATCCGAGCTTCAATTCCGTCGACTCTCAGCGCTGGGCATGGAACACACCCAACCGGCGCGAGACTGGAGCGGGCGATCTGGACGCCACGATCGCCATCACGTCCCCGCAGTCTACGCAGTCAGGCTGGCATCCGACGCACATCGACCCCGACGACGTTGAAGACACCAAGAACAGCGGAATTCAGGCCAACCCCGATGTGCGGCAGAACGTGATCGACATCTGTGATCAGAACGAAAACCTGCTGCGCACGGGGGGCTACATCACGATTGGAGGCACACGGTACCATCCTTTCGACTGGTACGGCCGCCTGATCGAGCGCGCCCAGATGGACCCCGAAGCCTGGGGAGTCCTTGTGCGGTGCAGTGTAAAAACCAAAAATGGAGCGCGACTCCTGCCGGGTGAGTTTCCGCGCGAGGATGAGCTGGAGCTGCAATTTCCGGAACTCCCGAACCTGAGCTACAAAGAGTTGCGCGCCAAGTTCTACGCCAACTATGAGGCGTTTATGTGTCAGCAACAGAACGACCCGCAGGGCGGAAACGTGCCGACCTTCCCCGAACAGCTTTACTCAGGATGTGCGATCGCCGAGGAGCGCCTGCCACGACGCCACGACGCGCAGAGCTTCATCTGCTGGCGCCCGCGCTATGGAGGCAACCCGGCGATGGCTCGCTTCTCGGAAGGGGCCGCAGCGACCGTCGTCGACGGAAGAGTGTTCATCAAAGACTGCTGGCAGGGAACCTACACACCAAGCGGCGAGGCGGAAAGGATCGTGCAGTACGCCAAGGATCACGATGTAGACCTGGTGATGATCATAGGCGCGCCCGGCAGCGAATACCTGGCCGCGCACATTCGCAACGAAGCCCAGCGGAAGAACCGCAGCGTGCGCATTCAGTGGGTCGAATTTGAGGAAGACGACAATCGCCGCATGGGCAAGATCAAGCAGCTTGAGCCGCTGATGAAGGTTGGCCGCATTCTCTTCTCAACTGGCATGAGCAAAGCCGCCGAGTGTCACAAGCAATTCGTCCACTATGGGCTCGTGGTGGAGAATGGCATAATCGAGTGTGTCGCACGCTTCGCAGACCTTGTGCCGATCGCCCAGATGCGGGCAAACATGGAAGAAGAAGAGATCCAGTACCAGCGCAGGAGACGCGACGACGCGATGGTGCAGAGCTTTCTCGAACAGCAGGGAATGCCGGCCGTCGACGAGCGGGCACAGCAACAGGTAAGAGCGCATCAGGCGGCGATGTCTCAGGCGGTGAGCTGGGGGATTCCACCGTTGCCCGGAGGGTTAGATGGCTGATCTGTTGGAAATCGCGGCGCGGCCCGCGGGCGATGGGATGCCGGTCGGAAACGAACTGACGCCGATGATCCAGCCGAGTCAGGCAATCCTTCCGACTGACTCAAGCGGCGCGATCATGTTCGACGACAACGCCGCGGCGACTATCGTTTGGATGGACTTCCAGCGCGCGATGTCCTGGCTGGACACGAATAGCTGGCTCGCCGAGTGGCAATACGTCGATTATCTCTACCAGAGCCCGAACTACGATCGCGACTGGCGCATGCAGACCAACCGGCCTACACGAATCAGCCGCTTCAACGTAGCCAAGAACCGCAACACCATGAGCACGCAGGTGCGCCGTGGAGTGCTGGGCGACACCAACCCCTTCGTGCTCGAACCGCGCGGCAAACTGGCGGGCGATCCGGACTCAGAGAAAATACTCGAGGCGTGGACGGAGATATTCAGCGCCCTCAATGAGCGCGCCGATTTCGATTACAACCTCGACCTGGGAATCGAGACGCAGGTTTTGCAGGGAACGGCGATCTGGATTCCGCAGTGGGACACCAAGAAAGTCAGAAAGAAATCCCGCCACAGGAAGACACCCCCGGTCGCAATCGAAATGCCTCTGGGTGGAACGAAGAAAGTAGACACCTGGGCAAGCGATGATTTTGTAGTGCGCGAGGAGATAGTAGAAGAGAGCTGGCCCTACTTTGAATATCGCCGGCTTGGAACAACACTCTTCAGTGAGAAGTGGCGCACGCCTAGCCGTCCCGATCTCACCGGCTTTCCGCGCATCGACATCGACATGGTGAGCTTCGAGGATCTCCAGTCAATGCGCGAGATGGACTGCTACAAGGACATCCCCAGTGACGAAGACCTCAAGCGGTTCTTTCTTCAGAATCCCTACGGAGACGCGCAAGCCGGGAGCCAGGTTGCGCAGTCGATGAATCAGCAGACCAGCACAGTCCTGCACGCGGCCGGCGAACACACGAACGCGAGCGAAAACCCGTTCACGAAGCCGCTGATGAAGATCTCCTACTGGACAGAGAAAAGCGTAATGGAGCTGCTCTGCTATGAAAGCCGCCGCAAGATTATCCGGAACGAGGAGCATGGGATCGGCGACCAGGCGGCCGGATACAGCGCCACATGGTGGAACATTGACAATTCCGGTTATGGACTCGGCCAGGGCAGGCTCAACGCGGGCGATCAGCGCATGGATCAGGGCGTGCTTAACGAAGTTCTGAAGATGATCGCCTTCCCCTTGAATGCGCCGATTCTCTACGACTCAAGCGAAGGCAACGCGCCCACGCAAAACGTGGTGATGGGGATGGGCAACTTCTGGGGAGTGAAGACGCGCGACGGCGATGTGCGCAAGGCATTCGGCTTTATGCAAATGCCGCAGATTCCTCCGGAGGCGTGGAAGATCTATCAGCTCGGCAAGGACGGCGGCGAGAACGTAGTGGGCGCCGATTCAATCTCCATGCAGGGAAACGCGAACACGCCGGGGTCGAGCGCCATGCGGACAGCCGCAGGTGTAAACCGCGTAGGCGGCAAGGCTGACGAAAATGTGAGCACGCCGATTCAGCATCTCGAGTACGTGATCAAACGCTGGCTGATGTTTCTGCGCGATCGCGTTCTTGAGGACATGCCGATTCAGGAGATACGCGACATCCTCAGCTACAGGCTGGGAGCGCAGATCCTCGAGGAGATCGACGCCGAGGCGTTCATCGCCGCCGAGTTTGAAATCAAAATTCTCTGCGGGCAGAAGTTGCAGGCAAAGGCTGCAATTATGCAGCTCATTCCCTTCTTCCTCCAGATCGTCCAGCAGCCCCAGCTCATGCAGTGGCTGCACCAGATCGGTGTGACCATAAACTTCAAGGCGATCGAAGACACCTTTCAGCGCATGAGCGAATTGCAGGACTGGCAGGACATCTTCATCCCCATGACCGACGAGCAAAAGCAGAACATGCAGCAGATGAGCCCGGAAGCGATGAAGGCGCAGGTGATGCAACTGCTGGAAACAGTGAAGGGCAAAAATAAGATTCAGGAGATTCAAGAGAAGGGCAAACAGGACGTGCAGCACACCATTGTCGACAAAGCTCTCGATCACGTGAGCGGCGACGTGCCTCTTGACCTGGCCGAGGCGAGGCTGGAGCGTAATACCGACATGGGCGAACTACAGAACGGCGTTCCGGGGGTGAGCGAATGAGTGACTTCTCGCCGCTTCCGGAACCCCTTCTACGCTACCTGTCAGGCGAGCCTCTCAACCCAGAACTGGCCGCCTTACGAGACGGCAAGATGGACGAGCGCATCACCCCGGCGCCCACGCCGATCCTGCCGGCAGCGACGGACCCCGATCGCGAGCTCAACAAGGAAGAAAGGCTCGCACTTTACGAGATAAGAACCCTGCCGGGATGGGCGGTTCTCGAGCGCATCTTAGAAAAAACGTGCAGGATTCACCAGAGCAAGGCTATAATCCTTGCGAATGGCGACCCTTTGAGGGACCGAGACGCGATCGCCGAGGCTTTTGCCTATGCTCAGATGTACCGCAGGGCAAAAATTGAACTCCTGGCGCTTGCCGATGCGGAACTGAAAGAGTTAGCTTTAGAGCAATCGAGGGGGACTGGGGAATGAAAGCGTACTGGAGCGAGACGCGACCGAACGGCAAGCCGGTAGAGGCCGGGACATTCTGCTGGATTACAGATCTGGAAGACGGCTGCCCGGTGATCGCCACCTACGGTAAGACAACCGAGGAAGTACTCGAGAAGCTCGCCTCTCAGAACGCAAACGCCCAGCTCGCCCTCGCCCGCCGTGCAACCGTCGCCCAGACCGCTCAGCCAGGCAACCATCCCGCAGCCCAGGGACGCCGGCCGCTCAGCCCCGACGAGATCATGCAGGCGACCGTTGACTTGCAGAACCCGGCTAAGTCTGCGGGCGCGATTGCAACCCTCGTTCAAGAGGCAACGGGAATTGACTTTCAGGCGGAATCCATCAAGCGGTTCGCCGATCTGGGGATGGAATGGGAGCGAGAGCATCCCGAATTCTACCCCCATCCCGGCAACCGGAAGATGCTCGCAGAGACCGCAGGCCGCAAGGTTGGCGGAAAACTTGGCCTGATCACAAAGGTCATGCTCACCCAAACATTCAGCGAGCTCTTGCAGAGCGGCTTACTCTTCGAGGAGTCGCAAAACCTCAACCCACCGACGCCCCCTGTACTTCCTGATGAGAGTCAGGTCCAGCACCTGGAGAGGCCACGAGGCACGCGCTTTGCAACCGGAGCGAGGAGCACAACTTTTCGCGCCCCGCAGAGCGTCCAGACACGGACAGTGAAGTACACGGAAGAGGAAATCCGCACGATGCCGGAATCAAAGTACCGGAGGCTGATCGAGACCAACGATCAGGACTTCGCGGCTGCGTGCGAATTCCACTTCCCCCAACAGCGGGCGACCGCCTAGAAGGCGTCGGGAGCGGGCAATGACAGAAAAAATGCAACTTAAAATCAGCCATGGGCTGGCGTGCGCTTTTGCGTTCGTGATCCAGCTTATCTCAGCCGTTGGGGGAGCGATCGCGGTAACAGCGTCCCTCACGATGGCGATGGCCGGCCAGGCTGCCCACGCGGCGATCTATTGCGACGGGCCAAGCCCCGCGGCGCAAACCAGCGCCAATATGCCGCAGGCGCGGCTCACCATCCACTACAACCGGGTGTTCATGAAGTGGCTCTACATGAACCTCAACAAACTCCTGATGGTCACCCACATGGACCTGCCCGAAAAGAGCGGTCAGACCTTCCGGAACTTTATGTCGATTCCGCTGGGCGCCGATACCCAGCAGCAGACCGAAGGAACCATCGGGTCGCCCGAACAGATCAACGTGAATTTCAAGGACATCGTTGTTGCGCAGTTGGCGAACTACAACAACATTTCCGACCTGGCCTTTCTCACTTCAATATCGAACGATATGGAAGAGAATCGTCGGATCATGGCTTACCAGCTTGGCATCAGCATCGACGATCTGGTCATGTACATGATGGATTACCTGCGCACCTGGGACAGCCGGACCTCGAATCAGGATGCGACAACCACGCCGTATTCGTTCACCAAGAACATGATCGAGCAGATGCCCGCTTCACTCGGCGGAGCGACTGTGCGGCCGATGGCGGACGGATTCTATAACGGATCGATCCACAACTTCTTTGTGGGCGATCTGACGCTGGATAACTCGAACAACTCGATTGTCGACATCTGGAAGCACACCGATGCCGGACAGTTGAAGCTCGAACCGCTCACCGACCCAGGAGCGGACGGCGAGGCGCCGACCAAGATCCTCGAACTCTTCGGCGCGCACTGGCGCCAGAGCACCAACCAGACGCAGTACAGCAACTGGCAGGGTTCGGGCATGACTGCGGTCAGCACCTACCTGGCCGGGGCCGATGCGATCGTATTCGTGAACTTCCCGAACAAGCGGCACACGAAGATCGACCCGCGCTGGCAGAATATGAACCTCTGGGCGGGCGAGTACAAGGAACGCACCGCGTATGACCCGAACGGCTTGATCATAGGCGGAACGGGCTACAACTGCGTTCTCGGCGTGGGCCTCCCCCCGGACGCAACCAGCCGTATGCGCATCGCGAACGCGGTTCCACAGACCACCTAGTAGGCGGGTACAACAAACCGGCGCGACAACCCCGCGCCGGATTCTCTCAAAGGGGGAAATCTCAATGTCACCGATGCCAAGCTTTCTAGGGCAGACTTCACTCGAGCCGCCAGCCGAACCAAAGAAGTATTGCCCGCGCTGTGCGCGCCCAGCCGTTCGCGTCTCGGACAACAAGTACGAGATTTGGAACTGCACCAACGGACACGGCGAGGTATTCCGCAAGGTACTCCCCGTGCCCGAGACAGTAGCAGCAGAGGGGCAGGCCAAAGGCTGGACCCCCGATCCACCGAAGTCGAAGGCACCAGAGAAGAAGACCGAAGACTGGACCCCGGCACCGCCAAAACAAAATGTCTGACCGCCTTGAGCACCGCCTCGAACACGAAGAATTGCAGCTACTCAGGAAAATACTGCGGCTGCTCGAAACTCCACGCCTAACCCTCACGCAACTCGGAGATGCCATGTCGATTGGTAACATCACAGCCGGACAGACCGGCCAATTCGGAATCGCTATCAACTTCCCCTCCGGTGTAACACCCCCAGCCGGATACAACCCGACCATCAATTGGTCTTCGTCTGACTCGAACATCACCTTTGAGCCGGCGACGACAGACCTCAGCAACGGAGCGATCCCGCTGTCTCAGCAGGTAGTGGCGAGCGTTCCGGCGAGCGACACGAACACGACGGCCTCGATCGGCGGATCGTGCCTTGGAACTGACGGCGTTACGGTTCTGACCTCGAACCCCGTCAGCTTCAGCATCACCCCCGCCCCGCCTCCAACGGAGCCGACACTGGTAGCCTCGCAACTGGGCTAACAGGAAACAACCGGACAGCCCGCGGACTTCAAACTCCGCGGGCATCCGCACCGAAGAAAATTTCAGCAACGCAGGGGTGAAACGTGGCAAAAGAAAAGAGCGAAGCGCAAATCGAAGCGGAGCAGGACCTCGAAGCACTCGATCTCGAAATCAAGCGCGTGGAACTGGAAACCGCGCAACTCAACCTCGAAGAGGCTCGCGATCGCAACGTGCGGTTGAAGCACGAGAAGGCGGATCGGACACGCAAGAACGAGCAGCGTCAATCGCAGCTGGCCACCGATCGCCACAATCGCCGCGTGCTGCGAGACAAGACGTGCAGCCACCGCCAGGGCGGATCACCCGCCAGCCCATTCAAGGGCAAGGGCGACAGCGCTCTCAATATCTTCAACATGCCGGACGGATTCACGCAGCTGGTGAAGTGCGTTATCTGCCGCGGCGAATGGTGGAGCCCTCATCCTTCCGATCAGGCCACAGCGCAGCGGCCAGAAGAATCAGCCAAGGAGCGCGATGCGCGCGTAGCGAAGTACAAGAGCGATCTGGCGGCCTTCAATGAGATCAAGGCGAAGGCGGAGGACAAACTCACAATAGAAGCGGCGCAGCCGATGGACTGCGGCGTGACGTTCACCACAACGAACACGGAAACCGGGGCACCGGTGCTTCGCCGGCGTCCATGCGATAGTTACGCAGCAGCATAGAAAGAGCGGAAGATCGTAAGGCAACGAGCGATCTAAACAATGGTCCCAGAGGGGCCGGAAAGCAGGGCAAGATGGGCGCAGATCGGATTACTCAGGGACCATTGAACTCAGTAGGAACCAACCCGTATGACTCGGAAGCTTTAGTCCTCGATGCGTTGAATAACATCCTTTCGATCAGCGGAAACAGCAAAGTTCTTACGGCGGTCTCAACACTTCGCCAAAACACGCCTGCACAGCCAGCGCTCACGGCCATCACGGCGGCCCAGGTTCTTTGGAGCAAACTTCTAAATGCTGGCGAACTGAATCTAGTGGGGCGAACCTATACCCTGTCGGGCTATGGAATCTATACATCGCCGGGAACCACCACACCGACATTTACATTCGTGCTCAGTTTGGGCGGAGTGACGCTGGCGACAATCACCACTACCGCTGTATCCGCGGTCGCCAGCACAAACTTGCCCTTCCAATTTAACTACACCTTCACGGTCGTGAGTGTCGGAGCAAACGGAACGCTAGAGGTTCACGGAGAAGTGGACATCAATCTGAGCGCCAACAATCCTGCCGCAGCTTTGAGCAGGTTTCCTGATGTCAATAACGCCGTATCGGGAGCCGTAAACCTACTCACCGCCGACACGTTGCAGCTTACGATTGCCGCCAGTTCGACGATCACCAGCGCACAGCTTCGGAGCGCTTACCTGCAAGTGCAGGCATAAGAGACGCCGGTCCGCACCCCCAGGGCGGAGAGGCGAGCGGCAGGGCCAGAGAACCGTTTACCCCCGGAGATCTGGCCCAGCCCGAAACAGAAGGCAGGAGCGCGAAGTGGCAACCAGCACACAGACCCCCGAGAATGTTCTCGACGTACTCGCCGCGAAAGGGATATTCGACCCACGGCGAGTTACAGGCGGTTTTGGTGACACACTCGCGCTCGACATATTCAACCGCGTTTTTGCGGACCTTCTAACCTCGCGCTTTAACTGGAAGTTCAATCGCAATTTTGCGGCGCCGTTCTACACAAACTCCTGGCAACAGGACTACCCGCAGCTCGCGCAGCCGAACGGACAGATCGGCTGGGGCGAGGACTGCGACCTGATCGACATCAACAACACGCAGATTCCAAAACCTCTCTGGAACATCACGTGGCGCCGCGGCCTCAGCCGCACAAGCGTGTCAGTGTGGCGGCCGGGTAATCTCTGTTGGATGTACAACTCGGAGCTGAGCTTTGGAGTGTGGCCGGGGGCGGGTGTCACTTATTACCCACTTGTTACGACCGGCACGGTCAGCGCAAACCCGATCATGAATTTTGTGGATGCGAACGGGAACATCCTGATCGTCACCGGATTCGGAACCACGGGACTAACCCAGCCGAGCGCGCCGATAAACAGCGCCGAGGGCGTCACAGTAGCGGACGGATCGGTAACGTGGACAGTGGTCAGCGGCTCCAGTCAGGGATTCCGGCTTGACAAGCTGCCCAACCAGAGCGGCCCGACATACCAGGTCAACCCTTATTACCAGTCGGACCCGCCGAGGATCACGACGCTCCAGCAACCGCTCAATCCCTTTCCGGATACCTATCTGCGCCACGTCAACCGAGGGGTCGAGGCCGAATGCCTGGCAGCCAGCCCGAACCCGGCAGATGCCAAGCGTGGGATGGCAATGCTGGAGCTTGTGCAG